CTTTCAGCCTGCGATTGGGGCCGGCATCACGCTGCGCCTGAAGGCCGTGCAAATCATCGACCTGGTGGAATCCGGTGGATCAGCCGACAGCTACGGATTTCAAGAGGAAGCCGGAGGATGGGCGTCCAGCGAGACGGAGGCAAGCGTCCCCTTCGACGCGACGGGAGCGGCAACAGACGAGGGGTTTGACTTCTAGTCGGTACCGCTCCAGGTTTGAGGCATCAGTTGCCGCCAGTCTCAAGGCCCGTGGCCTGCAGTACGGGTACGAGGTGCAGGCCCTTAGTTACACGATCTCTGCGGTTTACACCCCGGACTTCGTGTTGCCGAACGGTGTCATCGTGGAGACCAAGGGGCTGTTCGACTCAGAGGACAGGCGCAAGATGGCGGCCGTCAAAGCACAGCATCCAGGCCTGGACATCAGGCTCTGCTTCATGAAGGCAGACGCCAAGCTGAGCCGGGCACCCCGGTCCCTCACGTACTGGCAGTGGGCAGAGAGGCACGGGTTCCTCTGGTGCGAAGGAAACATCCCAACCGCATGGGCCGATGCCGTCCAGGTTCCTAAAGCATGAGGCTTGCCCCGAGTGCAAGTCGAAGAACAACCTGGCCCGCTACGACGACGGTCACGCGACCTGCTTCGGATGCGGGTACCAGGAGCAACCAAAGAAAACAGAAAAGACAGAGCCCCGCATGGAGCCATTGCCACCACCAGTCACCCCGGTCCTTGAGTTTGTCGAGGCCCGGGCCTTGCCCAAGCGGGCCATAGCGGAGGAGACCTGCGCCTTGTTCGGCTACGGGTTTTCCACCCACAACGGACGCCCCGTCCAGGTGGCGCCGTACCGCAACCAAGCGGGCAAGGTGGTGGCCCAACACCTACGTGGTGCAGACAAGCGCTTCAGCTGGCTGGGTGACACATCCAATCTGCAGCTCTGGGGCCAGCACCTCTGGCGCCAGAACTTTGGCAAGGAGACAGGGCTCTTTGTCACCGTGACCGAAGGCGAGATCGACGCCATGTCGGTCAGTCAGGTGCAAGGCAACAAGTACCCGGTCGTGTCGCTGCCCAACGGGGCCCAGTCCGCGAAGAAGTACCTGGCTGCTAACGCCACCTGGCTGGGTCAGTTTGCGCGGATCGTCCTGTGCTTCGACTCGGATGAGCCGGGCGTCAAGGCTGCTGCTGAGTGCGTGGCTGTCTTGCCCCTGGGCAAGGTGGCCGTGTGTCAGTTGCCCCGCAAGGACGCCAACGAGATGCTGGTGGCAGGCGAGGGAGAGGTCCTTCGTGAGTTGCTCTGGAAGGCCACGCCAACCAGGCCCGACGGGATCGTCAATGCCAACGATCTCTGGGACGAACTGATCAAGCCCAGTGCTGACTCAGCTTGTCCCTACCCCTGGCCCCAGCTGGATGCCATGACCCGTGGCTTTCGCCGTGGCGAGATGGTGACCCTGTGCGCCGGCTCAGGCGTGGGCAAGTCGAGCGTGTGCCGGGAGTGGGCCCACCACTTCCTGCGGGCTGGCTTGCGGGTGGGCTACATCGCCTTGGAGGAGAGCACCAAGCGCACCATGCAAGGCATCGTCGGCATCGAGCTGAACAAGCCCATCCACCTTGATCCCAATGCGGCCGACGAGCATCAAATCCGAGATGGCTTTGACCGTGTCTTTGGCACTGGTCGTTGCTATCTCTATGACCACTTCGGATCCATGGATCCAGATCACCTCATCGGCAAGATCCGTTACCTGGCTGATGCAGAAAGCGTGGACGTCGTCGTCCTTGACCACCTCACCATCGTCATCTCGGGACTGACGGACCTGGATGAGAGGCGTGCCATCGACGTGACATGCACCAAACTGCGCCAGGTGGTGGAGCAGACGGGCATTGGCCTGGTGCTGGTGTCACACCTCAAGCGACCAGAAGGCCGCGGCCATGAGGAGGGGGCCCAGACCAGCCTGGGTCACCTGCGTGGCAGCCATGCCATTGCGCAGCTCTCCGACATGGTCATCGGCTGCGAGAGGAACCAGCAAGGCGACACCGCTGAACGCAACGAACTGCAACTGCGGGTGCTGAAGAACCGGTTCTCTGGTTCGACGGGTCCCTGCGACAAGTTGCTTTACGACCAAGACACCGGCCGCCTTGTCGTGCCCATGTCTCATTACTTCGGAACCTAATCCATGACACTGCTGATCGACGCTGACTGGTTGCTGTACGCGGCTTGCTCAGCCTGTGAATACGACATCCGTTGGGACGAATGGATTCACACCCTGCACCTTGAGCAGTCGGACGCCAAGAACTACATGACCCATCAGGTGGGCAAGTGGCAAGACGCCACCGGCCACAAGGACGTGGTCATGTGTCTGTCGTCGTACCCAACTTTCAGGCACCAGCTCTCCCCTGAGTACAAGGCCAACCGGGTCGGACGCCGCAAGCCCCTGGGCCTGCGGGACCTGAGGACCTGGCTTGAGTCCGAGTACGACGTCAGGTGCCACGTCAACCTGGAAGCCGACGACGTCATGGGGATCCTGATGACCAACGGGTCGTACAGAAATCCGATCATGGTCACCGCCGACAAAGACATGCGCACGATCCCGGGGCCCTTGCTGCGCATGGACCAGATGGAGATCAACGACCTAGCGGACGCCAACAGGAACTGGATGACTCAGGCCCTGGTCGGTGACACCAGTGACAATTACCCCGGCTTGAAAGGGTTTGGCCCGGTGAAAGCAGAGAAGCTATTGGCTGAGCACAAGACCTTGCCGGCCATGTGGTCGGCCGTCGTTGACGCATACCGCAAGGGCGGCGAAACCTTTGGTGCTGCCTTGCTCAATGCCCGCATGGCTCGCATCCTGCGCTACGGGGACTACGACTTCACCTCCGGTACCGTCGAGCTGTGGGACCCGGACCGTGACCCCGCCATGAAGACCGATGGATGACGCACTCTGGCCACCAATCGACGAGGCCCTGTTGAAACAGCTGGACGAGGTTTACCCCGAAGCCTGTCCTGATCCAGCTGCATCTGATCGAGAGATCTGGATGGCAGTGGGGTGCCGCCAGGTGGTACGCATGCTACGGGCCGTTTATCTTGAACAGCAAAACGAGGATTGATCCATGTGCTTTGGTGGCGGGGGGCAAGCGCCTGACAACAGCGCTCAGATCCGGATGCAGGAGGAGCAGATGAAGCTCCAGCGGGAGCAAATGGCCATGCAGCAGGAACAGGCCGCTGCCCAGCAGGCCCAGTACCGGGAGCAGCTGGCCATCAGCAAGGCCCCGCCCCCGCCTGCCCCGAACGCAGGAGCCATGGCTGCAGCATCAGCGATTGAAACCATGGACCAAGCCACTGCGCAGTCCATGCGGGCCGGCACCGGTCGTCGCAAGCTTCGGACTGACTTGCCGCAGATGACGACACTCGCCATACCAGGAGTAGCTTGATGGAACTCAACCTGACCAGCAGCGTTGACCGCCAGCCCAAACCGTACGGGGAGGACGGTGGCACGGCTGCGGCCAGGTACGGCCAGCTGCAAATCAACCGGGACCCGTACCTGCAACGCGCCCGGGATTGCAGCAAGGTCACGATCCCAGGCCTCATCCCCGATGCAGGGCAAGGGGACCGTGGTCGGCTGAAGACCCCGTACCAAAGCCTTGGCGCAAGGGGTGTGAACTATCTCGCCAGCAAGCTGCTGATCACCTTGTTCCCACCGAACTCCAGTTTCTTCAAGCTTGAGATCGACGACCTCGCGCTACGGGTTGCGGAGCAAGGGCCAGAGATCAAGACGGAACTGGACACCGCCTTGGTCCAGGTCGAGCGAGCTGGCATGTCTGCGTTCGAGGTGGCCAACGGCCGGGCCTCGATGCACGAAGCCTTCAAGCACCTGCTGGTCGGGGGCAACGTGCTCCTGTACGTGGCGGAAGACGGCATCAAGGTGATTCACCTGAATCGCTTTGTCGTGTGTCGTGACCCGATGGGGTCCGTCACCGAGATCGTGGTCGAGGAGGAGGTGTACCCCGACGCTTTGCCCGTGGGGCTGTACGACGACCTGGATGAAGAGGACGCATACGAGTCCGGTACCACGTCGAAGACCATCAAGCTCTACACCCACGTCGAGTACGAGGAAGGCAAGGTTCATTGGTACCAGGAAGCCAAGGGCAAAGAGATCCCTGGGTCCCATGGCATGTGCGACGGCGACGTGAATCCCTGGATCCCCCTTCGGTTCAACCGGGTGGACAGTGAGGAGTACGGCCGCTCCTACATCGAGGAGTATTACGGGGACCTGTTGGCCCTGGAGAGCCTGTATCAAGCCATCATCGAGGGGGCAGCCGCTGCCGCCAAGGTTCTGTTCCTTGTCAATCCCAACGGCACCACCAGGCCCCGCACCCTGGCCAACGCTGAGAACGGAGCCATCGTCCAAGGCAACGCTGCTGACGTCACCGTCATCCAGACTCAGAAGGCCCAAGACCTGAACATCGCCAACAGCACCATTGAACGGATCGAGGCCCGACTGCAGTTTGCGTTTCTCCTGAACACCGCGATCCAACGACGAGGGGAAAGAGTGACAGCGGAAGAGATCCGCTACATGAGCCAGGAGCTAGAGGCCGGCATCG